GAAGATTGGGCTGACGCATCTAAATATTTAAAATCTAATAATATCTTTGGTGGTAATAGACTTTATAACAAGGTTTTTAAAAGAACAAAAGCTACTATTTTAGGTGGTGGTTTAGAAAGTAAATTTAAAACTGAATATAATAGTGCAGAAGTAGATGGAGTTCCTTTATCACAATTCTCTTTAGAATCTAAAGAATTTCAAGATTGGTTAAACGAAACAAGAACAGATGTTCTTAATTCTTTAGGTGATGTAGATAGCGATACTTTTAATAAGAAATTTTTTCCATATCTTATAAACGCTACAACTAAAATAACTGACATTCACGAAGACAAACATGAGGAATTTCAAGTTGAAAAATTAAATATTGATGCTGCTGGTCTTGCTAAAAATATAATTAATTTTCAAACAGCAGGTCCAGATTCAGATGACGTTAGCAAAAATCAATTTTTATTATTAACAGCTTCTATAAATCAATTTGAGAATGACATAAATAAATTAGGATTAAGTTCAGCAAATAGATCAAAAATTAATAAAACTATATTAGATAGTCTTAGTGCTGAAGCAAAAAGAATTGGGTTTGATACTGGTGATGTAGATTTAGCTTTGTCAATTTTTAAGAGTGCAGATCAATTTCCTTTTGGTCCTAGTGGAAAATTAACTTTATTAGACCATCCTGACTACGTTGAGATAGAAAACAAATTAAGAGAAGAGGTTGAAGACTATACAGACAAATCAGATAGAAGAGACAGAGCTAATTTAAAGAGGGAGAAAGAAAAAGCCTTAGAATTAGGTATGTTAAATGCTGCTGGTTTAATTGATCAAGGAAAAAGTAAAGAAGCTTTTGACCTAATAGATAACTTACAAAGTCAATTCCCATTGCTTGCAACAAAAATACAGTCAAATGCAGAAGTTTTAGGTAGTGGTGATGAAAATGAAAGATTTGGTTTATTACTTTTTAATATACAAGAAGGTAATTTCGCAACATTATCAGATGCAAGAATAGCAGCTTGGGCTTGGTATAGTGATCCAAGTACAGTTAAAAATGAAAATAATACAAATAGATTAAATCAAGCAATGATACTTGCAGGTTCAGTTGATAAAGGACTTTTAGAACCTTTAAATTCTTATTTTAGAGGATTTGAAGATCAAGCAAAGATTATAATAGATTTAGATGACAGGTTTAAATCGTTTAAATTAATAGGTGCAGACCAACAATTAGCTACTATAAAACTTAATCTTGAATTTTTTAAGAGTGAATTTAGAGAATACAAATTAGCTAATCCTAATGTAGGTAGAAAAGAACTTGATTCTAAATATGAAGAACTTAAAGAAAAATATAACAAAAAAATATTTAGTGATTTTGAAACTTTACTAGACCCTTCATCAGACCAAGTTGACAATAATACAGAATTTATAAATCAAAACCAAAGCGGACTTGAAGGAGTAAGTACAGAAGTAATAGAGAAAGAAAAAGAAACTTCTGATTTCTTTGGTAATACATCTTTACCTTCGATTGAATCAAGAATTATTGAAGAATTAACAAGTATGGGAGGTATTACAAAAGAAAACAGAGACACGTTACTTCAAACAGTAATAGCTGAAAAAGAAAAAATGAACTTTACTAATGTTGTAGGTAAATCAGAAGCAGATCGAATAATTAGATTTTTACAGACAGGTGAATATGGATATGGTAAAGGTGGTCCTAGAGTTTATGAACCCATGAAGTTATTAGTAGATGATTTTGAAGCTAGTGTATTTAGTGATGTTAGTGAAGAAGAATCACCCACTACTGTTGAAGTTCAGCAAGGAGATACTTTAGGTCAAATAGCAGAAGAATTTGGTATTCCTTTAAAAGCTTTTATGGAAGCAAACAACATAACTAATGCAGATTTAATAAGAGCAGGTCAAGAATTAATTGTACCAATGGTTGAAGCTGCTACTCCTAATAAAACAGAAACAAAAAATAAGTTACCAGAAGTAGAATTAAATAAATTAAGACAAGAAATAAAATTAAAGACAAATAAAAAACAACCTCTTAATAAACAACAAATAAATAAACTATTACTTAATGCAGGGTTTACACAAGAACAGGCAAAAATAATGACTGCTATAGCTATGGCTGAATCAGCTAACAAAGCAAATGCTTTCTATGGTGGTACAGAAAAAGAACCAGAAGAATCTTATGGTCTATTTCAAATAAATATGTATAACTACAAAGGTATGGAATTAGGAAATGATAGACAACCTAAACTTGGTATAGATAATAATGAAGCTTTATATGATCCAGTACTTAATGCTATAGCTGCTAAATTAGTGTTTGATGAAACACAGGCACAAAAAGGTAATGGTTATTTAGCTTGGGGTGTCTATTCTAAAGATGGAGAAACTGAAGCTCCTGACGCTAGATACAAACAATTTCTTGATTAAACATGACTGATTCAAACATCAATAGTCTTCTAAACAATGAAGAGGAAGAAGAAAAGAAAAAGATAGAAACACCTCAGACAGATGCTTTATTTGATCGGTTTGATAACCAACCCCTTTCTGCTGTAAGTAAAGTTATAAACAAAAGCCAAGCAGGTGTAGTAGATTTTTTTGATAATAAGTTCTTAGGAGATCAAAGGAGTTTTGAAGAAATACTAGAGAACAGATCAAGAATAAGAAATGAAGCAGAAGAAAAACGACAAGATGTAAGTGAAGAGATAACAAAAACAGCATCTTCACAAGTTGTAAGAGGTGCTATTACTGGTCCTTTAAAAGCAATAAACGAAACTGTAGAGTTTGCAGATGATATATACGACTATATAGCTGGTAATCCATACGATAATAATGACCTTATTGATTACAGTTATTTTGAAAGAGAAGATGATAATGCGTTTTATCAAATACCACAAGCTATAACTCAATTCTTAATACCTATGGGGATCTTTAGTAAAGGTCTTAAAGGTATAAAAAACCCTTGGACAAGAAACCTTGTTGCAGGTTTTCTTACTGATTTTGTAGTAGAAGATCCATACGAACAAAACCTTTACAACATGGTTGATGAGTATGAAGGAATGTTAGAACCACTTGTAGATATATTTAAAATGCCAGCTTCAATATTTAAAGCTGATAATGATATATCTCCTATAGAAGCAAGATTAAGAAAAGGTCTTGGTGGTGTAGTTGTAGGAGAAGCTTTAACAGGGTTAGCTGTAGGGTTAAAAGCTTTTAGAAATTCTGATCTTGCTCCACAAGTATTAGCAACCTTAGAACGTAAAAGAAAATTAAAATTTAAAGACCTTGGTATTGATGAAGCTGGTAACGAATTATTAGATGAAAAAGTTATTGATTTAATAAAACCTCTAGAAGTAAAGAAAGGACAAGGTATAGGAGATACTTCACAAGTACCAGAAGTCGGTGACAAAATAGAATCTACATTTAACCCAGACTTAACTGGTGGTGGTATTGATGAACTTACAGATACTCTTTTAAATATTGCTGAGTACTTTAGAGATACAGATGAATTAGATCAATGGGCTAGGTCTGTTGGTTTAGGTGATATGTTTGCTGCTTCTCAAAGACAAACAAAAGGTCAAGCATTGGAAGCTGCTAGATTTTTCTTGCAAGAATTTGGACCTTATAAAAGAACTAAGAATGGCAAAATAATAAACAACCCAAGATATTTACCTGCTACAACTATATCAATTAATCAAATGATGAATAAAAATGGCGAAGCTGTTTTTAATTTGTCTGCTGCTTTGCATAATGCTATAGCTACAAAAAATACAGATCTTATAAAACAAATAAAACCAGCATTTTTAAAGGAAACAAAAGTATTAAAAGGTCTTGTTTACTTAAATAAAGGAGTTGGGTCTTTGACTTCACAAACTCTAGGTGCTAGAAGAGTTGCAGGTGATTTAAGAGATACAGTAACAGAAGCTAAAGATTTTGGTAGAAGATCTAGAGGTACGGAAAATATAAATTCTATAAATAGAGATTTTATTGAGTCTGTAGGAGTAAGTGAAATAGATGAAACCTTTAATAAAATTTTTGATTTAGTAGAAAAAGGAGATCAAGAAGCTGCCTTAGCTTTAACACGACTTACAAAATATTTAAACATAGCAGGTGGTAATCCAGAAGTTATGAAACACATGATTAAAAAAGGATTACTTTTAAAAGGTGTAGAATTTACAAACGAAATATTTATTAACTCTATTCTTAGTGGTCCACCTACTCATATAGTTAACCTTTTATCTACAAGTTTAAATACTTTATCAAAACCATTAAGTCAATCTACTGGTGCTGCAAAAATTACTTTTAGAAAAGATATGAATATTTCTTTTGCAGATACACTTTTAAACAAAAGAGATAATTTAGTATTTAAACCAGAATTTAATACAGATGAGTTTATAAAAGGTTGGAAACAATTTATATATATGAGTGAGTCTTTAGGTGATGCGTTTAATATTGCTCGTAAAGCTTTTAAAGTAAATGAGAATATTCTTGATAGAGGTGCAATGGTTTCAGATGCACAACGAGTATCAAGAAACATAAATGCAGAAGATGTAAGAAATTTTGCAGATCAAAATATTGTCACTAGGGGTACTGTAAAACCATTCGTTGATGTTTTTCTTGCTGATGCTTGGCTTCCTTCTATCTATAACAATTTTAGAAGAATAAATGGTTTTGGTTCTCGTATGTTAATTACAGAAGATGAGTTTTTAAAACAAGTTAATTTTAGAGGTTATGTAAAAGCAGAAGCTTGGGAGCAAGGAATAAGAAAAAATTTGCAAGGAGAACAATTAAAAAAATACATTACAACACAAACAGAAAAAGTATTTAAAATTGTTGATACTGGCAGTACTAAAAAGATGCCAAAAAGTATTCAAGATATGTATAAGAAAGCAAAAGATTTTGCTGCTGAAGCTACATTCACAAAAGAATTAGACCCTAAATCTTTTAGCGGAAGAGTACAAAATTTTGCACAACACCCTTATGGAAGAATAGTTTTTCCTTTTGTAAGGACTCCTATAAATATTCTTAAAACACAAATGAGATATACACCTGTTGTAAATTTATTTATGAGTGAATACAGGCAAGCACTTAGAAGTACAGATCCTAATATTGCTGCAAGAGCTAGAGGTGAAATGTATTTAGGTGGTGGGTTTGCTGCTTCAGTAGCTTTGATTGCTAGAGATATGGAAAATCCTTTTGCAGAGATAGGCATGACAGGTGCAGGTCCTAATACAGTAGGATTTGGTGATGCAGCAGAAGCAAACAGAACATTAGTAAAACAATTAAAAGAAGAAGGCTGGCAACCATATTCATTTAGATTTTTGGTAAGAGATTCAAATGGAGAAATAGTTTTAACAAAAAGTGGTAAACCAAAATATAAATATATTTCTTATAAAAGACTTGATCCTTGGTCTGGTTTATTTATGCTTGCAGCAGATTTTGTAGAAGTAGAAGGTCAAATAGGTAATCAACAACGAAACGATTTTACTACTGCTCTTGCCGTTGCTATTGCAAGGAACTTAACAGACAGAACTTATATAAGAGGTCTTAGCGAAGTTGCTGAAGGCATACACAATCCTTATGCGTTACAAAGTTTACTAGCAAGAAGAGTTGCTAATATTATTAATCCTGTTGCTGGATTAGGTAGATCGGTCAAAAGAGCTACAGACAAAACAAAACTTGATACTACATATTATCCAGCAGATGAAATGATTACAGGTCTTAGACAAACTCTAAATGAATTAGCTAGAACAATACCTTATTTCAATGCAGACTTAGAGCCTGATAGAAACTGGTTAACAGGCTCAGTTGTTAAATATCCTAGTGGTTTTGGACCAGAAACCTTTGATGTTTTAAATCCTTTTACTTCTACTAATACAAAAGATAATTATGTTCTTAGTGTTATTAATGATTTAAATATATCTTTGCAACCACCCAAGAAATTCTTTTTTAGGAAACAAGGAATACAAGGAAGTGGTATTGAACTTACAAGCAAACAATATGCAAGTTATGTTAAGTACTTATCTTTTAATACTAAATCTTTTAATTTTAAAACTTCTTCTGGGTATAAAATCAAAGATGGTGACAGATTAATTGTAGCTTTATACAAGAGATTAAATGAACTTGATATGAAAGCCTTTTATAAAACTGCTATGGGTGAAGAAGTTGATTCAACAAATCAAGATATTATGGTTGGAGTTCAAGACAATGCAAGGAGTACAATTTCAAGAGAGATTAAAAGTATAGTGGCAGATTTTAAAGTAAACGCAAGAAATGAATGGTTACGTTTGCCAGAAAATAGAGAATTATTTAAAAGATATTCTGCTAATATATCAGTAATTGGCAATGAAACAACCAAAGCAACAGTTACTAACTTGGAAAAACTTAAAAGACTCGGCAATTAATTATGGCTACCAACACAACTGCTACCTCGCAAACTCATAACGGAAATGGTAGTACAGCCAGCTTTGCAATATCTTTTTCTTTCTTAGATAATACTGAAGTTGATGTAAGAGTAGGAGGAGTTCTTAAAACAATAACTACTCACTATACAATTAGTGGTTCGACTGTTACTTTT